TGAGGTGGAGACACCAACAGGAAAAGGTAAAGGGAATGGTTCGACTCAGACGCCAATCTGATGTAGGGCTAGGTCACCAGTTCTTCACAGGTATCCAAAGGGTAACCTACCGATATCGAGATGAACCGTAGTCTTGGCGGATTACAGAAAGTTGAGTGGTATTTACTTCTTCAAAAGAGAAGCTATCCACCTCAGAGCTCAACTTTCATAACACTCACTATGTTGATTTATTTATGAAAAAATAAAACTACAGAAAAGGAAAAGTCTCTGAGCGGTTAAACTGAAAGTCACCTAATTCCTTGAGCCACAGCTAACGAGGAAATCGGTAGGACCCCAAGTCCTTCGGTTTTAACTGAGAAAGTCCTAGTACCTGGGCACGGGTTTAGGGAGTCCGCAAGATTCCATAGAGATAAGTAACAGTTGAGTAGGTTTAACCGAAACGAGTGATTGACGTAAACAATCGGTGATGACTCGATACAGATGGCAACATTTGTGGACAAGAGAGGAAACCTTAGTCGGTATAATCTCTACGAAAGACGGGTTAAACAAACGTATAGTCTCAGCGTTTTAGCCAACATCCCTTGAGATAGTATCTCTTGGTCGACACGACAAGTGTTTAAACCCACGATAAACCAATTTCGTGGGTTTTTTTATTTGATAAAACCAAATATTTTTATTATATTTTAAACCATAATGGCGACAAAATTTACAATAGAAGAAAAAATATCTGAAACTTTAAAAGATTTTAAAGCGTTGGTCGGTAGATATACCGAAGTTAAGGATAATGATGGTCTGTTAAAATTATTTCTATCAAGAAACCGAAATCCATTGTTTGACATATCAAACAACAAAATGTTTAAAACGGGGTTGAAAAGTAAGAATTTAATATCAAGTGGGGGAAAACCTGTTGAGGACCACTTTATTCAAAGAACAAAGGCTATGAGATTGATTTTTAACAAACTTGAATGTAATCCAAATATGGAATTGGAAGAGTTTATTCAATTACTTATTGCAATTGCATCAACAGCATCAATAACAAGAGAAGAACATATTAAAGTAACGACATATGCTAAAGAACATAACATTTTAAATTACCAAGCATATAAAACTTTAGATATTAACATAGAAGGTCTTGAAAAATTCATATCAGATAATAATATCCTTATTTAAATTTTTATTTTCAAAATTTAATCATATATTTGTAACATGATTACCTATGAATTAAAATTTACACATCCTGAGTTGGGAGAACTTGCAGCACCAAAATTCTCTGACCAAACACAATTCAGAATCTTTTGTAAATTGGTTCAATCTGCCCTTGCTCTTAAAGAAGATTTAACTACATATGACGCAAAGGAAATGTTTATACATATTCCATATAATGTGTTGGTGGAAACTATAATTGTTTCAGATTCTTATGGAATAACTTTACCTGAATATGCTAAAGAAATGGCAAAAAATTCAATTAAAGAATAAATTCATCATTTGGTTCTGAATCTAAATCTTCATAATTGAATTCAGAGCCAAGTGTATCACCATAATTCACATCATTATACTCAAGTAAACTATCATATTCACGTATATTTTTGATAAAAAATTCTCGAATTGTTTTACTGTAAGACTCGGTATTTGGGCCATACACCTCAATACCACAATAATCATATCTAACTTGATTAGATATTTCAACAAATGAAATTTTATACGGGATAAATCTATCAATTTTTGTTGATTGATTAATTTCAGAACCATAATTATTTAATGCACATAGAAAGTATTGAGATAATTCACCCGTAGTAAATTTCTTATCAATTGCAAGATACTTCAAAAAAGAATTCAAATTATTATAATTAACATCAAGTATTTGACCATCTTCAATCGCAGATTCAATTTCTTTTAAAGTATCTAAAGAATAATTATCTATAATATATTCAACAATAAAAACTTCTCTTTTTGTTAAAGTATCATTACTATTTTCTTCCTCAAATAATTTCCTAAGAGAAATTGGTTTAACTTTTATAGAGGTGTTCACCAATCTTAAATTATCTTTTTCATTTATGATATGAGATTGTTTTGTAAATATATCTTCACATAACCAACCATTAGATTTTTGTGAAACCAATTTTAATACTCTTGATTTTTTAGACTCACAAAATACAACATCATTTTCTTTTAAATTTTTGTAATCCATATCTGATAAATATTTGATAATAAGAAAAAAAAATATTATATTTGAATAATGGAATTTAAAATAGATGATATTTTTGAAAGAAAAGAAAAAAATCTATTTGGTGGTTACCAAACCATCCTTGAAATTGGTATTTATACCGTTGTAATTGCGGGAGGACACAAGTTTCAAGGAGATTTTAAAGATACCTTTCAAATTATTATCTTTAACGATTTTGGTGATTACGTTACAAAAAAAGTGATACCATCTGCAAATCAGGATATTCTTGGTTGGGTAGATAAAGAACACTTAATGGAAATCATAAATTCCATACCTAATTAATTTCTTGTTTTTATTTAAAGCAAGTGGTGGAAACTGAACAAGTTGTTCAGCCCTAAAGGGTGATTTTATCACCCTTTTTTTTAAAATAAAAAAATGGAAAAAGAAAATTTAATATTTTATCCAAGCGAATTTGACCCACAAGTTAATGTAATGGTCATTTTTCCGAGTCATGAAAAATATGGTGAGTTACAACCATTGTTTGATGAACTTGGTTTTGGTTTTATAGCTCCTGAAAAATCTTTGGTAATTATTGATGGTACAATATTTGATAATAATGATGATTTTGATATTGATGTTTTAAGATTTATTGAGGCTCATGAATTAAGTCATTTTATTTTAAAACATGATACTAGAAACCTGAATGATGAAATTGATGCTGATTTACACGCATATGTCCTGTTAGGTGAAAAAGGTTACGAAACCGCACAAAAATATTTAATTGATAATTTTTTTGATAGACATGGTATTCATTTTAATATTAAAATGGTTGAAAAATACATTTAATTTGGTATATTTTTTATTATGAGTGAATACGAAATTTGTTTAGAATTTATCAGAGATTTTTATTGGATAACCATTTATAAGGTAGACGGTGAAACCCAAATAGTTTTTTATGATTCTTTGGAAATACCAAAAACAAATAAGATGTATTATATGGGAAGTATTTTGGGTTGTTCCACATATTTTGTTTGGGATAAAGCAGAAAAATTTACAAACATTAATATTTTTAAAAAAGAAAACTCAAGTCTATTAACCGATTTAATGAAAAAAGTTAAAGGGGTTCAAACTATTTCTTTTTTAAAGTATATGATTGATGACTTTGAAAAAAGAAAAGAAAGATTATCTTTTAAAATAAATGAGGTAAAGGAAGAATTTCCTCATTTATTTTCCGAGGTTGGTGAAAATTCTGTATGAACTATATCGTAATAAAAACTATCTGTATCTTCACTTACCCATCTATCTGAAACATTTTCCACTGATGGTAAATAAGTATCCACTTTAAATTGTTTTAGGTTATCAGGTAGTTTTTTAGTAATCCAATTAGAATCTTTCCAAAATATTCTATTGTTTGGCATACAAACCAAATATCCATCATCTGACTTTAATACGTGTCCACATTTATAATCACTAGGTTCATCACTATATGGATTATCGAACCAATCAACGGTAAACATATATTCACACCAAATTTTATTACCGTCTCTTAAAACTACCTGTGCTCTATTACCTTTTAAAAAATCATAGACAATAACCGATACATTTTCCGAAAAACAATCCCAAAGTTGTTTGAAATAAAAAGGAACATCATTAGGTGAATCATTTGTATATATTTCTGAAATTGGAACCCTACTTCTTAACATTCCTTGGTCAGTCATCACATGAAATGTAAGAATTTTACCTGTTATTGATTGAACAGCAAAACAATAAACATCATAAAATTCTTCATTGTCTTCCACGTTTTTAGTGAAAAAAGATTTTTTTACTTTTGCTTTAAATTGGGGTATATTAATATTTAACTTATTCATAGAATTCTATTTTAATTTTTAGGTCGTTTTTACCTCGTTTAATCCTATGATAGACACCTTTTGGTATGTAAGTAACATCACCAACTTTTAATTCAACTGGTAACTCGTTATCCATTTGAAAATACCAACCATCAGATTCCAATATTGTTACTTTTCTATTTTCATTATCAAAGTGCCATTTCAATTCTTCGGATTCAACATCCTTGGAAAATGTACGTATCCAGTAGTTTTCAAATTTCTCTTGATAAAAAGGTAAACACATTTAATAATAAATATCAATGAAAATACAATGCACTCCAATTACCATCAAAATCTTCAACTAAAAAACTACAATTTTCACACCAATCACCTGAGTTCATGTATTTTTCATTAATTTTCGGATGGTGAATATGACCACAAATAATTACATCACATTCTTTATTTTCAGATAGTCTAATCGCATTATTTTCAAAATCTTCGATAAAACTAATAGCTTTTTTAATATTCTGTTTTAAAATATTGGATAATGAAAAATAAGGTAAACCTCTCCACTCTCTGTATTTATTATAAATTAGATTTAACCATATGGCAAAATCATAACCAATAGAACCTATTTTTGCAATTAATTTAAATTTTGATGAAAAAACGTCTAATTTATCACCATGAACGATATAATATTTCTTATCGTTTTTACCAACATATTTAAATTCATCAACAATTTGAATATTATCAATTTTTAAACCAATAAAAGGTTCTAAAAAATCATCATGATTACCCATAACCCAAACTATTTTAGTTCCTTTTTCCGACATCTTCAATATTTTCCTAATGACTTTAGTATCCTTAGATTTCCATTTAGACCCTCTTTTTAATGCCCAACCATCAATAATATCACCATTTAATATTAATGTATTACATTCTATTGAATCTAAAAATTTTAAAATGTCTTTAGTTCTACTCGATTTTGACCCTAAATGTAAATCAGATATTATAATAGTTTCATATTTCATGACCAATAATTGTGACTTTTTTTAAAGAAAGATTTATTATTACGATGTATAAATGATAGAAACATCATTTTAACAATGTATAAAATACTTTTATTTTTAAATCTTCTTGGGGACGTTTTAATTATTTTTTTTGATAGAATAAATTTGTTAGATTTAACTTTTTTACTTAAATTATAATCCTCGGCAAATAAATCATCAGGATTAAAACCACCAATATAAAAATAATCTTTAGTATTAAATAACATAATACCGCCTAAAGCAAACGGTTTAGTAACCCAATGAAGTTTTTGAATAAAATCAAAAACTTTAAAATAAATGTTAAATTTATTTTCAGTACTTCTTACTTTACAAGTTAAAAGAGTACCTTCTTTTTTAATTATTTCATCTAAGATGTCATTAATAAATGATTGAGATTCTATAGACATATCAGAATCTAAAAAAAGAATGTATGGTGTTTTTGATTTAATTGCCCCATTATGTCTGGCAAATGCTGGATAACCACCATTAATAATTTCTAATGATATTTCTTTATTTTTTTGTGATGAAATATAATGTATTGTGGTGAAATCATCACTTGAATCCGCAACAAAAACTTTTGTATCTTTAATATTTCTTTGATTGTTTAAATTTTCTAATAAATTACCAATTAATTTATTTTCATTCTTACAAGGTATTACAATTGTAACTAATTTTTTTAATTCCATATAATATATAAATACAGTTCATGTGTCACACAAATATTTATAAATTATTAAATTATAGCTAAAAAATTACCAAGACGAAGAAGATTTTAATCCGAGTTGTTTTGAATATCTACCCACGTTGCACGCCCAGTAGCCTGCGGTTGTTCTATCTTTCTTTTGGTCACATTTGTGACGAGCCCTGAATGATTTTGCCGCTTTAGGATTTGCGTTTCTAACTCTTAAACCTGGATAACCAAATGTTACTTTTTTAATTGTTCCTTTTGGTGTTTTAACATATACCGCAAATTTCTTTGGACCTCCTGGTGTTCTAAACGGTTTGTTTAGTTTTACTTTCTTACCTCTATGTAATGCTTCACTTAATTGTTGAACATCTTCCTCCGTGATATATTCATCAATGAAAGGAGCGTCCAAATAGACAACACTTCCATCTTGTAGTGTTACAGATTCACCCAAGTCGGTAGAAATTAATTCAGTATCTTCTTCATTAAGTTCAATTAAACCCTGATTATATAGTTCTCGTACCTCATTAATTAAGTCAAAATATTTATTTGAATATATTCTAAAAACATTTTCAACTAGACTTAGTTTTTCTTGTATATGATAATTTAAAACATCAGACACTTTAACGTCTTCTGTTAAGATTAACGATTTGTTTTGTTCGTTAATTAATTCTTCGTGTATTAATTTTGATAATTTCATATTAAATCTTTTATTTTGTTGTCTATTATTTCTCTCATTTTAAAGAGTTTTTTTAATTTATTTTCCTTTGATTCTTTCACCGAATTAGAATTATCTACTTCAAAATTTTCAAAATTTACATCAATTACATCCGAGTCATATGTTTCTTCAGATTCAAATTCACCATCTATAAAATCAAATACTCCTGAATAATAATCCCAACGTATTGTATTTTGAGAATATGCTTCATAATCCTTAAAAGTATAAATTTCAGCTTTGTTAACATTTACATTTACTACGAGGTCAAAAGAGTATGGTTTTAGTTGAGGTATTTGAAGGTTATCAACGGTCAATGTGTTATTTTTAATTTTATCTAAGTTTAACCCATAAAGGTGAAAAAAGAAATCCGCATATTTTTCAGATTCATTTTGTAAACCAAAATATTTTAAATCAGGTGAAATAATATCATGAAATCTAATCATACCTTTTAATCCGATTAATCCTTCAAACACTTGAGGAGTTATCGTATCCATTTCTTTGAAAAACTCCAAAATTTGTAAAATTTGTTCTTTATTTAAATTCATACTTATAAATATTTATAAATATGAAAATGCCACTTAAAGAGATAGTAGAAATTATTTCAGAAGAATATAAAACGCAACCTAAATTGTCAGAAATCGTTAAAAATATTATGTTACATCCTTTAACAAGATATGATTATAAAAAAATAACACTTATTGAGTTAGGTTTATTAATTTATGGAATTTATTTCGTTACAAGAAATAAACCATTTGACTTTGTTATGAAATTGGAAAAAAATATAGTTTTTTATCTTATTCAGATATACGGACATAAAATGGTAGGATATCAAACGTGTGAAGATTGTAAAGGTACAGGGTCTGAAAATTGTAGAGAATGTAATGGAAATGGTATTTTAAACGGTGAAGATTTCGGAGGAGAATGGTGCGACAATTGTGATGGAAGCGGCCTTATTGATTGTAGAGAATGTAGAGGCGATGGTTTTACTAAGTCTAATTTTTCAATAGAGCTCACACCTAAGATTGTTATGGATTTATTGGATGAAGATAAAATTCAAAGCCTAATATCAAATGAAAAAAGCTTTATTCAGAAAACTAAATACAGAATAATCCTTAAAGAATTAGAACCCGAAACATTAATAAGTGATTTTGATAATTTTGAAAATGTAGAGGGAAAAATAATTTTCAAACGAATTGTTGACAAACGAGAAACTATTGAGGACCTTGAAGATTAGTATCTTAATCTAAGAAGTTTAATTCAATAGAAAAAAGTGTTTGAGGTACTCGAAAGAAATCAAAAACCAAATACATTTCTTTCAAAAATTTTTCATGGTTCTTTTCAGAACTAGGTCCAAAGGTTTTAAAATAACAAGAAAGGTTTTTGATATTTAATGTTGCAGACGCTGAAGATGAAACAAAAGTAGGTAACGAATCGTCCCAAGTATATCTATGCTTTTCAACCTTTTCGAAATAGTTCCCCAATGTTATATCGGTTACTGCTATACATTCAGATATGTCTTCAAAATATTCTTTAAGATATTCAGTTACTGTATGAACAAAAATATCTTTGTTCATTTCATTAAATTGTGTAAACGTTAATCTTCTCATATTATGATAAATATGATGGAAGATGGAAAATGTTGATTCTTAAAAGTATTTTTCTTATTCTTTTGATTGTAAAACAAAAAAAATATGCCATATATAGAATTTAGTTCGGATGTCGACGTTGATGTCGACGAATTTTTGTCAGCATGTTCAAAAAGGGAACGAGAAGACTTAATCGATGCTTTAGTTGAAGACGGTTATGTTATTAGGGTTGTAGGTAATAACAATAATGACAAAAATCTTTTAGAAATAGAGTGGGATGACATGATTACCAAGCTATGGACGTTAAGACAAAGAATCACATTGGAAGAAGAAGAAATTATAAAAAATATTATTAAAAAATATTAATATATGGTATATTGCGCGGATGTAATTGTTGACCTACAAGCTGGTGACACAGGTAAAGGTAAAGTGGCACATGCTTTGGCGAAAAAACCAAATCGTTATACACACATTATAAGGTATAATGGTGGTGGAAATGCTGGACACACGGTTTACCATAACGGAAAAAAATTTGTAACCCACTTTATCCCAATTGGGGTTTTTTATGGTATCAAGTCAATCATTGGCCCTGGTTGTGTTGTTAATCTCGATAAATTAGTTAAAGAGATAAATGAATTAGAAAGTAATTCTGTTAAGGTATATGGTAATCTCTTTATTGATAAAAGAGTTCATATTATAACGGACAAACATATTGAAGAAGATTCCAAGGACACAAAAATTGGTACAACCAAAACTGGTAATGGACCTTGTTATAGAGACAAATATGGACGAAACGGTATAAGAGCCGAAGATGTGGATTTTATTAAACCAATGGTCATTGACATTTATGATGAATTGTATAATAACGATGAGGTAAAAAATGCAAAAATACTTTTTGAAGGAGCCCAAGGTTTTGAACTTGATATCGATTGGGGAGATTATCCTTACGTTACATCTTCACATTGTACTGTAGGTTCTGCAATTATGAATGGTGTTCCACCACAAAAAATCAGAAGTGTGTATGGTATTGCAAAGGCATACAGAACATATGTGGGGGCAAAAAACTTTGAAGGTGATAACCCACTATTTGAAAGAATAAGAGAAATAGGACAAGAGTTTGGTGCAACAACAGGAAGAAAAAGACAAGTAGATTGGTTGAATGTTAACGACATTATTAAAGCTTGTAACATAAACGGAGTTTCTGATTTGATATTCAATAAATTAGATGTTTTGGAAACCGCAGGATGTTTATGTTATTACTACAACAACGAATTACTGGAAGTTAAGGACACAAAACAATTCAAATTAGATATTGAAGATAAAATTTTTCAGAGTTGTCCAACAGTTACAAACATAACATTTAGTCAATCTCCTTTTGATATTTAAAAAATATTCAATATCTTTGTAGGTATGAAAACAATTATCACCTTAATTATATTGTGTTGTGAAACACAAGGCTCGGTAAACACTTACCAAGTAAGAAGTATTGATGGTAAAGAAACGGGGACTTTATGCACCACAGAATACCTAAATGAAGGTGACACAGTAAGAATCCCAAGAATCATTTCAAAATAAGAATAAAATGGAAAGAAAACTTGCAAGTATTAGAAAAATTAGTGATGTAAGACCAATTGAAAATGCAGATGCAATCGAATTGGTCATTGTTGATGGTTGGAGCGTTGTAACCAAAAAAGGTGAATACAAGGTCGGAGATTTTTGTGTTTATTGTGAAATTGATTCGTTTCTACCAATTCGAGAGGAATTTGAATTTTTGAGGAAGTCTTCATACAAAAGGATGGGTGATAAAGAAGGATTTCGTTTGAGAACAATTCGACTTAGAAACCAATTGTCACAAGGGTTGGTTTTACCGATTTCAATTTTGGAAGGTGAAGATGAAATGAAAATTGGGTATTCACAACAACCTTGGGGTTTTCAATTACAAGTTGGTCCATATGATGACGCTTTGGTAATCGAAGAGGGTGTTGATGTGACTGAATACTTGGGAATTGTAAAATATGAACCACCAATTCCCGCAGAACTTGCTGGTAAAGTAAAAGGAGCGTTTCCATCATTCCTTAGCAAGACGGATGAAGAACGTGTTCAAAATTTGGTAAAAGAATATGGTGAATGGATATTCCAATCTAAACATCAGTTTTACGTAACAGAAAAATTGGATGGTTCATCAGCGACTTTTTACATTAATGATGGGGTTTTTGGTGTATGTTCAAGAAACCTTGAATTGTTGGAAACTGAAGGAAACACTTTTTGGAAAGTGGCTCGTGAACTTGATTTGGAAAATAAAATGAAGTCTTTGAATAGAAACATTTGTTTCCAAGGAGAACTTATTGGAGAAGGAATCCAAGGGAACCCGTACAAAATTAAAGGACAAACCGTAAAGTTCTTTAATGTCTTTGATATTGAGAAACACCAAAGAGTTTCGATAAATCAATTCACTGAGATTATGAATATGTTAAACTTGGAACATGTTCCAATCTTGGAAACTCCATTTATGTTACCTAATACTGTTGAAGATATGTTGAAATATGCTGAAGGTAAATCAGCGTTGAATCCAAATACAGAACGTGAAGGCGTGGTTGTTAGGTCAATGGATGGAACAATTTCATTCAAATCAATTTCAAACCAATTTTTGTTGAACGAAAAGTAATAAAAAAATAAAATGAAGAAACTATTAACATTGATGCTGTTCACACTAACAAGTGTGACAGCATTTTCACAAAAAGTCTATCTAAGGGCCAGTGAGTTTAATATAGGTTACAGACCTGATACTAATCATTCTGTTACTTGGGGAATTAGAAAAGAAGTTAACATATTGATTGAAATTGAAGAAAACAAATCAACTGTTTACAGTAAAGAAAAACAAGTTTACAGGTTAATCAGTGCATCACAGGACGGAGAAAAATTCAAGAGGTTCTATTGTTTAAACGATAAAGGTATTCCTTGTCACGTGTTAATTTTTTCAAACCCTGAAGAACCCGAATTTTTATATTTCGCTGTTGAATTTTCCGATTACGTTTGGTATTATAAAACAAAACCTGAATAAATTATGATAAGAAAAAAAGGTGACTTGGTTAAACTGTTTGATATGGGATTTTTCGATATCATTGCTCACGGTTGTAATTGTATGGGAATTATGGGGGCGGGAGTTGCGAAACAAATTGCAGAAAGATATCCACAAGCGTCAAAGATTGACATCGAACATAAATCAAAGTTTGATGAACCTGCAGAACAAATGGGGACATTTTCTGTTACACATGTTGATGACGATAAACGGATTTATAATTTGTATACACAAGTTAGACCGGGTAAATATTTCGACTACGCTTCATTTAAATCCGCATTAAAAGTTATGAAAAATGATTTACCTAATTCCCATAGTGATGTGAAAATCAGGATTGGATTTCCATATATTGGTTGTGGGCTAGGTGGATTTGAATCTAAAGAATTAATCGAAAAGACAATCAAAGACGAACTAAACGAATACGATATATATATTGTGGAATATGAAAAAACTAACTAAAGAAGAAATCGAAAACAAGATGTTGGAAGAATTGAATGACTTTATGCATAAGTTTGGTATTGACGAAATTAATTTTGGAAAAACGCACAAAATTAAAAAGACTAACAATAAAAAAGCTGAAGATATTGATAATAAAAAAAAGAATTAATACATTTTAAACATGAATATTAAAGAAGGACTCAAAGAAAAAAACAAACTATCAAAAACAATCACCAAGCTGATTGAAAGAATTAACAAAAATAATTCTATGGATGTTGGTGGTGTTCGTTCATATGACCCACACAATATGTTGGAAGAATTGTTTCAATCAGTAGAACAGTTGGTTGAACTAAAAACCAAAATTCATACAGCAAATGTTGAGGTGTATGACAAAATATTCAGAATGTCTGAATATAAATCACTCGTAACGCATCTCAGGGGAATTAACTGTACGGAAGGTACAATTGTTATTCGAGGTTATAGCGAATCAACTCAAAGGAATCTAACAACAGTTATCACTGAGGTTGAAAGGGATACTATGATTGAAGACCTTGAAAGAAAAATTGATGAACTTCAATCTGAATTGGATTATCATAATGTTGTAAAACATATTTAAAGAAATTGTATGTGTTAGTGTTTTATTGTTATTTCAGAGACAAATCTACAAAATTTGGTCAACTCAACGATAATTGATACTGATAAGAACTCAAAACTCAGAATTCAAATTGTCAAAAATTATTAATCAATAAATTCAAACTTCTTTTTTACAAAGAACATTAACCATACATAATCCCTCACATTTGTGGGGGATTCTTTTTTGCATAAAAAAACCCACTTAAATGTGGGTTTTTTACTTGTTTAGGTTTGATTAAGCTGTTTTTTTTTTTCTCGTTTTCGGTGCAGATGCAACCACTTCATCTTCCTTTTCAATGTCCTCTTTAAACTTGTCAAATTTCTCGTCAAGTTCAGCGGTTTCATTTTTTACGGTTTCCAAAGTGTCAGCAATTTTTTCGTCCAACTGAGTTTTAGAAAATAAAAATTTGATTACGGATTTCCAAAAATTGTTCATTTTGTTTTATATTAATTAGTTTAGTTTATTGTGTCCTTTTCAATTACTGTAATAGAGTCAACTTGAATATTAAGAACTTTTTCAAAAAAATTCTTTTTACCAGGTTTTTTCACAGTATATTCTTTAATCTGAAAATTTAACTTATTTATAGTTTCATCTTTTTCTTTAATTTCAACCTTTAAGTGTTCATTTTCTTCAATCAAAGTTTGTTTGACTTGAACCACATTTTTAATGGATTCTTCTAAACCTTCTGATTTTACCAATAAACTTTCCATTTTGTTTATATGTGAATCACTATGTTGTGTAGGAATTGATGACTCTTTTATAGGTAGACTTGTTTCATTAACACAAGAAGATACAAATAAAATACTTGATAGGATAAAAAACTTTTTCATTTTAAACCCTCCACACCATTGATAAACTCAAGTTTAGCGGCCGCTCTTGCCAAGGTAGAATCACTTTTTCTTAATTTTTCTTCCAAAAGGTCAACTTTTTTGGTTAAAACAATAGTTGAAGACTCACATTTTTCAATCTGTGAAGTATAATTAACTCTGTTATCAACATAAAGATAACCAACCGCTAAAATAACCATGAAAAATAGTCCTTTAACAGGGTCTTTTTGGAATTGTTGAAATGTTATAGGTAACTTCATTTTAATAGGTTGTAGTATTCTTTAAAATGCTTTATACGGTCAGCCAAACCAATTGTTCCACCGTTAACTCTTTTAGATACTCCAGCAACTGAATTATCATCACTACCTTTATCACATAAAGACCAAAGGTTGTTCGAATTAAAGAAAAACGCTGCAGATGTTAATGGATATTTTTTTGAAACTAAATCAGGGTTAGATACGGTGTCTTCACCAATAAATTTACCAAACTTAGTATAGTTTTCTTTACCTGTTAATTGAATATAACCACGTCCACGAAATTTATACCCTTCTTTTGTTGACTCATCACCATTACCCATTCTTCCACCGTATACACGAGATGCAATTTTTTCAGGATTTCTTGCATATGATTCAGATAGATTATTTGGGAAATATTTTGGAAAAATCTTTTTTAATCCATCACTTGAATAGTTTAAGTTTTCTTCAATAAATTTGAAATTACCTGATTCGTGAGCGCATTGTGCCAAAAAGTGAGCCAATCTTAATGGTGTGTTACATCCAAACTTTTCAATAACCGTTGGAATTTCTGATAAAACTGAATCAGGTACATGACCTTTAAGTTTACTTAAATTAATATTACCAACAGATGATGGTTTAGTTGCAACATCAGGTTTAACCGCTGGTTTTTCGGTAGAAAATAATTTACCCCAAGTGCCAGGACCAACAATACCATCTGAAGTTAATCCATTTTTAGATTGAAATTCCTTTACCGCTCTTTCTGTTAATGGACCAAATGTACCATCTGCTGATAGTCCTAATTTCTCCTGAATTTTTTTAACTTCTTCTGATTTACTTCCTAATTTTAATAACATAGACTTTACAATATTTTTTGTTTATTTATTTTATGTATTTTTTAATAAATATCACCAAAATATTGTTATTACAATAAAAATAAAAAAAATATAATACCTTCTTAATCATTTCATAACACCATTCATTTATTATTGTGTAGTTATTAATATCAAAAAAGAATGAATTTATTATTATCCATCTATTTGACCCTTTTTTCAGGTCCAGGTGATTCTACAAAGGCTCAAGATTTAACTACAGTTACAGTTAAATCCTCAATTAAAAAAGAAACAATTTCTTCTGTAATTAATTTACAAAGAAAAAGTGTCACAGTATTAGATGTTGTCTCTTATGAGTCAATTAAAAAAACTCCTGATAGAACAATCAGTGATGTTTTAAAAAGAGTTGGAGGAACATCAATACAAAATGATAAATTTGTTGTCGTTAGAGGATTATCAGATAGGTATAATTCTGTAATGGTAAATAATGTATTAATAGGTTCAACAGAACCTGATAGAAAGGCATTTTCATTTGATTTAATACCATCTAACGCAATTGATAATTTAATTGTGTATAAGACATCTTCATCAGAATTACCTGGTGATTTTTCAGGAGGTATTATAAAAATAACAACAAAAACTTCAGACACCAAAGTAAAAAGTATTGATGTTGGTTTAAGTTATGGAAGTTTATCGACTTTTAATAATTCTTGGAAAATAGGGGTTGATATATTACCAAAAACATTTCCAACAACTAAAGAATTTAGGGCATTATCTTTTGAAAAAAAACAAATAGAGTCAAATAAAATAAATGGTGGTTACATTTTAAATCAAACATTTAACATACCAAACACTTCTCTTGTTTATAACTTCGGTAAAGGGGATAAGAAATTTTCATATTTTACAAATCTAACAATTAGAAAGTCTAATAATATAACCAAGGTTCAGAGAAGAGAATATATGAGTGAAGATGACCTTATGTATAATTATAATGATTTAACTTATATACAAAACCTAAACATAGGGTCAATAGCTAATTTCAGGATAAAAAAAGTCGACATAAAAAACAACATCAATTTTTTAAACGAAAATTTAATAACAAACCGAACAGGGATTAATTACGATAATGAGCAAATTATAACCACAAGTAGTTCAAATCATAATCAAAAATTAATTATAATGTCACAAGTCGGATTACCGAAAATTAACATAGGTTATACATTATTAAGAAGAAATCAACCTGATTATAGGGTAAATCCTTATGCTAAAAATATTACATCAAATAAAGATAGTTCATATATTTGGAGAGATTCTTATCGTTTTTGGAGTAAAATGAATGAACACACATTTACTGGAACATATAACGATACAATAAAAAAATTGAAATATGGATTATTTGAACAATATAAATTTAGGAATTTTGACGCTAGAGTGTTTAGATATCAACCAAATTTTGTTTTAGATGAAATAACAAATAATACTGATAGGTATTCCGCATTTTCAAATCTATTATCCGCATACGTTCTAAATAATAAAATTTACAATAAATTTGTAACATCTTATGGGATAAGAATTGAAAATCAAATTTTCAGTGTTAACACTTCAGATTTCAGTGGTAAAAAAGTAAGTATTGATAGGAATTACTTGGATTTATTACCGTCAATTAATTTAATTTATAATAAAAATTCAAAAACAAATATAAGATTTTCATTAAGTAAAACTGTTGCAAGACCAGAGTTTCGTGAAGTAAGTAATTTTTCTTATTACGATTTTATAAGAAACGCTCAAATAGTTGGAAATGAAGATTTAATTAGAACCAAAATAACAAATTTGGATTTAAGATATGAAATTTTTCCGTCCAATAAAGAATTAATAACATTTTCCACATTTTATAAAAGATTTATTAATCCGATAGAACAAATTGTTGATAATGGTTCCGTACCTAGTAATTTAATCCTAACATATTCAAATCCAAAATTGGCGATAGTATATGGGGGAGAAATTGAAATAAGAAAATCAATAAACAAGTTTTTTAACGTATATTCAAACTTTTCTTATTTTAAATCAGAAGTTAATGTTCAAGGAAGGGTTAGACCATTACAAGGACAATCACCGTATGTAATAAACGGAGGTATATTTTATACTAAAACAAATTATTCAATTAATATATTATATAATAGAATCGGAGAAAGAATATCATCAGTAGGTTTTCAAGGATATGATGATATCTATGAAAATTCGAGAGACGTAATTGATTTGACATTTCAATATCAAAAGAATAAATTTTCATTTAAATTATCCATTTCTGATTTATTATCACAAAATTCAAAATTCTATCAAAATAATAAAGATAGGGTTTTAATTAACACAAATAACGAAAAAACAATAAACTTAACAATAAATTACAAACTATGAAAAAAATGATTCCATTTCTAATGGCACTATTATTGGGATTTCAATCTTGTCAAAAAGACCCAATTAAACCACCTGTTGATGACAATGCAATACTTGTCGGAACATTAACCGAAAACAAAACTTTAACTAGTGATAAAGTTTGGACATTAAAAGGATATGTATATGTCCCTGAAGGTGTTACTTTAACAATTGAACCTGGCACTAAAATCATTAGTGATGTTAGTGAAAAAGGTGCATTATGTATTGAAAGAAATGCAAAAATAATTGCTGATGGTACATCCACAAATCCTATCATCTTTACTTCAGGACAACCAACACCAAAACCAGGTGATTGGGGAGGATTGATTATTTTGGGAAATGCGCCGACAAATAAACCAAACCCAACAATTGAAGGAGGGGTTGGACGTGGTTTTGGAGGAGTTAATGAAAACGATAACAGTGGAATATTGAGGTATGTTAGAGTTGAATACGCAGGTATTGCGGCATTTCCAGGTTCAGAAATAAACGCATTTACATTTGGTGGAGTAGGAAAAGGAACTGTCGTTGACTATTGTGAATCATATTATGCAAATGATGATGCATTTGAATTTTTTGGTGGAAATGTTAATTGTTCACATTTAATTGCGGTTGGGACCGCTGATGATGATTATGATTTTGACTTTGGTTATACAGGAACAATAAAATTTGCGATATCAAAAAGAGACCCACAATTTGTTGATATGGGTGATGCGGGAAATGGTATTGAATGTGATAATGATGGAACTGGTTCGGTTGCAATTCCATTGACAAAACCAAATTTACAGAATTTTACATTAATTGGGCCAAACAATGTAAACTCATTGGCAAATCATAATTTAGCAATGAGATGGAGAAGAGGAACGGCATTTAACGTTCAATATTCAATATTTTATGGATATATGAAAGGAGGTTTTAGTATTGAATCAGACATATCCGCAGGGTATTTTAATACAGGTGTGAGCACAATGTTCAACAATTATATTTCAAGCGTAGATACTTTGAACACGGTTAAAACAAGTTCATCTTTATTGTCAAAAGATAATATGTTGTCTTTATGTCAAAAACAAGGAACAATTATTAGTTCATCACAAACAAGTCCGGTGGATGTAAATTTTAGAACCAATTCATCTGTTGTTAATTCACAATGGGGGGCTATTCCAACAAATTCAGTCGATTGGACAATTGGATGGACAAAGTTTTAAAAAAAAATACAATAACATTGATTTTTTTGAAAAGTTGAATATATTTATTCCCAATGTATCTGAGAAATAATAAGAGGCAACGATTTGAAAGTAGTGAGAATTATTTATTAATCCCTTCCGTTGAGAAGGGATTTTTTTTGCCTAAATTGTTTTCAACAATGACTTTAATCATAGGAATTACATCCTGTATTTTAGCATTAACATTAACTGATATTATTATAAACCATTTTTTCAGTTCTATATCAATAATATCCCTTATATCTTATTTAAAAACATAAACAAATAATTAAACATATGAAAAACACAGAAATTTACAACGAACTAGTACAGAAGATGAGAGAATTCTTCCTAAACAGAAACTTTAAAGAAGTTCCTACACAAAGTAGATTATCAATTCTTGCGGCATGCGAGAATCCACATTCGGTAAAAACATTTGAATATGGTGGATTAATGTGGCCACTCCCACAGACCGGTCAGATGTGGCTCGAATATGAACTTTTAAGAAATCCTGAATGGGATGGAGTGTTTTGCATTTCAACATCATACAGAGAAGAAAAAAATCCAATTGAAGGAAGACACGATTTAATTTTTCCAATGTTTGAATTTGAATCAAAAGGTGGAATGAAAGAACTAATTAAATTGGAGAGTGATTTATTATATCACCTTGGTTTTACAGATGCGATTGCAAAAGTCAACTATGATGATGTTTGTCAAGAATACGGTGGAGTGTCAATCTTGGAACATGAACATGAACAAAGAATGTGGGAAGAAATGGGTAATGTAGTATCACTTCAAAACTTCCCGTTAAGAACAAATCCATTTTGGAATATGAAACATAAAGGAAATAATATCTTCAATAAAGTTGATGTTATTCTTTATGGTCAAGAAACAATTGGTAGTGCAGAAAGAAGTTGTGATGTTGAAGAGATGAGGCACAATTTTTATAACATTGAAGGCGGGGCATATTGTGAAAAACTATTTGAACTTTTTGGTAGGGAAAGAGTTGAATCAGAATTAAAAGAATTTTTGTCTCTTGACTTTTTCCAAAGATTTGGTGGAGGAATTGGAATGACAAGAATGGCTAGAGCATATGAACTAATGAAACAAGAACAATCGGAACTTGTATAATAAAAAGAAACCCTCACTTAACGGTGGGGGTTTTTTATTTGATTTGTTTTTCTTATCTTTTATAAAAAAAAATGAGATTAGCGTTAATAGCACACGACGGAAAAAAGGCTGATATGGTAGCCTTTGTTATGAAACGATTGGATTTTTTTAATAGACCTGATGTTGAAATATACGCAACGGGAACAACAGGTAAAAGAATTATCCATGCAGGGGTGGAGAAGGTTATAACTTTAAATTCAGGACCAATGGGTGGCGACGCAGAGATTGGAGCAATGGTTACTCGTGGTGAATTGGATGGTGTTATATTCTTTAGGGACCCATTAGATAAACATCCACATGAACCAGATGTTCAAATGTTGTTGAGATTATGTGATGTCCACGATGTTCCATTGGCAACAAACTATAGAAGTGGGCATATTTTAATAAAATATTTTTCTGAAAAATAATTTATGAAACTAGGAGAATTCATTAAAAACTTCAGTCATAACAACATTGTTAGATTGATGTACAAAGACAAGGGCGGACACAAATGTGTTCTTGAAGATTGGAATGACGTTTCAATGGACCATCAAATTATAAATGGTAAGGGTAAAAATCGTCACTATATTAATAACGAGGTATTGGGACTAACAACAATATGTTTTCGACATGGTGATGGTCACCACTATCCTGAAGCTCTAAATATTGTGATAGAAGAATTAGAAAACCAACCTTTTATCGATGAGGTAATTGAAGAATTTAATCATATGGAAAGTTGTGGAGGATGAAATTTAATAGAGAATTAATTTGGTTAAAATATGAAAAACATTGTGCGTATTGTGGTAAAGAAATAACTATTAAACAAATGCAGATTGACCACATTGAACCTCATTGGCATACATTAACTGAAATGGAAGCACAAAAATCGAAACTGAAAAAAGGTTCACACGACATTTCAAATTTAAATCCATCCTGTGCAAGATGTAACAAATGGAAATCCACATATACTTTGGAACAATTCAGAAAAGTGGTTGAAACATCGTTAGATAGATTGGAAAGAGATACACCAAACTTTAGATTAGCTCGTGATTTTGGATTAATTGATGTTAAACCTTCAAAAATCATTTTTTTCTTTGAAAAATAATTAGTATCTTTGTAGTATTATGGATGTAAGCATGGATGGGCTAAGGAAACATTTGTTACATAATTACAACTCCTTAGTAGAAAAATTGAATAATAAAATCACGGATAAAAGTTGGGACCCGACCATTGTTATTAACCCCGATTATATTCAAAGAGAATTGGATGGGTTAAGAAGTTGTATTGTAACATTGGCTTTCACATATATGGACGGCGAAGGAGGTTGGAAAGAAATGGATGAAGATACCCATTTTGAAACATTCAACCCTGAAGAGAACGAAGTTGAATAATTTTTTATTTCAAATAAAAATAATATCTTTGTGGATTGAAAAACATGAATGTTATGAAACACCAACTAATTCAAACAGAAAACTATCTACTTATTGTAGATGATTCGGAGATAAAAATAGATGACTTGTATCTCAATCAAACAGGTAATGTTATTGAGAAATTAACATATAGGATACCATCATCAGGTCATTGGTGTAAAAAAATCATTGCTCACCTCCCACTTAATGGAGCACCAGTTCTTGAAGGTGTAGATTTATTGCCTCCGATTGAAGATGATGTTAAGAAATTGGCTTTAATAAATGCTAAAACTCCTATAAAAGAACATAGAGAACAAGATATAAATACAGAAATATGGATAAGTGGAGCAAGACAAGTTGGATTTATAGAAGGCTATAACAAAGCCAAAGAGAAGTATAAGTTCACAGAGGAGGATTTGAGAAAAGCTATAGTTGATGCGTGGACAGAAAGAGGATTATTAACTAAAAGTGAAGCTTTCTTAGGTGATTATTTAGAACATTATATCCAATCCCTCCAACAGACAAAGATGCCTGTTGGCTTTGAGTGTGAATGGAATACAAAACAAATACCTGAGTTTCATCAAGCTGAACCAAAAACAACCACAAACTCACAAGGTCAAACTGTGTGGGTAGGCAAGTACATTTTTAAAGATTAACAACAATGAATAGAAAGCATATAATCAATGCGGTAAACATACCGTTCTTAACATTCGGAATATACCTTATGTACGGACAAGATGTCCGCGAACATCTTCTAATTGGCGCTGGTTTTTTTGTTACTGCGGCAGTAAATTTATTATTTAACAATCAAGTAAAAGACTAATGAACAACCTTGAAAAAGAATTTGTACTGTATCCCGAGGCTTTAGAATTAAAGCCACTTGGATTTGATGAACCTTGTTTTGGTTATTACTGGATTGATAATAAAGAATTGGTTTTAGATATTAATACACCATTTCAAGGTTTTCATAGAGGATTTGCAGGTAGTATATCAGCACCAACCTACTCCCAAGCATTCAGATGGTTTCGTAAAAAAGGTTACAGATTTAGTGTTATAATTGATTCTCCTCTCGCTGAAGAAGAAAGTCATTACATAGAAATTTGGTTTGAAAAACAATTTTTACACGAATCCCACTACATCTATAAAACATACGAAGAAGCAGAACTTGCTTGTCTTCGAAAACTAATTCAACTTGTAAAACAAAAACTACAATGAAAAACAAAAGACACTGGTCGGATATATCCGACAACATGACAATCCTAATTTTTATAGCGATGTGTTTCGCTTGCATGATAATAGCAGCAATTTTAGACAAATGAAAAACATACACGTATTACCAACAGATAAACCAAGTAGGTTAGCTGATATGGAAGGTCTATTGGTTTTTGGTGATGACCTCATATCGCCAGTAGGACATCCTACAATGTTTCTATACCGTCACATCTACATCACTTCTGATGAAGAGATTAAACCTAATGTATTCGCTTTAATTAACGGCGTTTTATGTAAAACCGAAATAAAAGAAGGTAAAATTGTTTCAAGACAATTAAGGGGTGGTGCAACTATGGATATTTGTAAAACTGAATATTTACAAATCCTCTTAACAACAGACCAAGACCTAATCAAAGATGGTGTTCAAGCTATTGATGATGAGTTTTTAGAATGGTTTGTTAAGAATCCAAGTTGTGAAAATGCTTATGTTGAAGGATTGAAAACTATATATCAAAAAGATTGGGTTTACAAAATCATCATTCCACAAGAAGAATTTAAACAAGAAACACTTGAAGAATTTAAAAAAAGATTTGCTAATGATGAATCGCATAAAAATATAAAATTAGATTATCAAGATGGAATTTATTATGGTATTGAAGTTGGTACTAAATGGCAAGCTGAAAGAATGTATAGTGAGGAAGAAGTTTTAGACATTATTAACTCATTTGAAAAATTATGCTATAACTATCAAAATAATAAAGATTGGTTTCCTGCTAAAAAAAGTGAATGGTTTGAACAGTTTAAAAAGAAACAATGACAACACTAACACTACACAAATTACCAGAAGGATTTATTGTTACTTCTGATGAACAAGCAAAAGAAGGAGAATTGGGTTATATACCTTTTCAAGGAGGAGATATTAAAACAGTAGGTAAATATTTTGCAGATGATTGGAAAAAAGTAATCGTACAACAAGACCAAATAGATTTCTCTGCCCTTAAGGAAGAAGAACAGAAAGAGATTGAATACTTTGACGTTGAAAAATTAGCAAAAGAAGCAACAAATAAACAGTTAATTAGAATTTTTGGCGGAGAATCAAGAGAAGAAGTACTTGATGATATTCAGAAGAGAAAGTTTTATTTCACAAAGGGCTTTGAAAAAGCTCTTGAACTTCTATCTGATAGAAGGTTTACTTTGGATGATATGATTGATTGTTTTAATTCAGCAAGAGAGTACAGAATGAAAAATGTATTCGCTTATGATGAAGCAAGAGATTATATCCAATCTCTACAACCTAAATCATGGACTATTGAAGTAGAGATGGGTGAGTACAGCTTAAACTCTGACGGTGAACCTATAGGGTTTCCTGATATGAGTAAACCAAAATTCACTAACGGAAAACTTAAAGTAACTAAAATACTATGACACAGACTAAATTATTCTTAATTGCCTTCATACTCTTGATTAGTGGGTGTGCATTTCATGACTATGAAAAAAAGCAACAGAACTACTTACAAAAGAAGTTTCCTGACCATGCTGTAAAACCAACTGAAGGTATACTTAGAAAAGCAGGATACGATTTTATTTTAATAGACCCACGTGGTAAAGTTTATGCTGCTGATATGCATAGTGAACTTTTGAAAATTAAGATAGAACACATTGGAGACAATAATACAATTCAACTAATTCCATAAAATACTATGACACAAGAAATACAAGACCGCAACGAACAGATAGCTTTGATGCTTGGTTATGTAAATACGACTCCTACAGACAAAGATTTCAACATCTTTAAATCCCATATCAAAATAGGTGTGATACCAAATATGATTGAAACCATGTCTATGAAGTTCCACTCAGACTGGAACTGGCTGATGGAAGCTGTTGAGTTTATCAATAAAACTCACAAAAACAATAATCCTTATAGGGATTTACATTATACTATGGGATATTTGTTACATGGTGGATGGTGGGGAGAAACCAAAGTTCCTGAAAGATTATTGTCAGATAAAACAGAATTATTTTTAGCCGTATCTGATTTCGCAAAACTTTACAACGACAAAAAACTATGAAAGGAATATATCTAACCGAAGAAGCTAAAGCTGAAATTGAAGCTAAGATAGCTGAACTTGAAACCTATCAACATACTATTGATGATATTGAAAATTGCAGTGATGAAGATTGCTTTTATATCGGTGAAAGAAGTGGTGAGATATTAAAATTAAAAGAAATCCTATCATCAGCAACAATACTTCCTGTTGAAAAAAGGTGGCAGGATGTAGAAATGGATAAAAAATTAGCAGAATACTTTGTTAAATTACATAACGAAAAAGTAGAAAATGAGTAAGTATAAAAAAATAGAGTTAGTACTCAAATTATTGATTGCTATTGGGGTTGGTATTTTGATATGGGAATATCTTGAAATTATTAAAATTTACGGAGGTTGCAAATGACACAATATAGAATTAAAATTAATACGTTATATAACGGAAATAAAGAATATGTCCCTCAAGTATCTAAAATTACATTTTTTGGTAAATGGAGACCCAGACCTGAAATATTATGGTCAAATATCTGTAGGGATGATAGTGGTGGTTATTTTATTAGTGAAACTATGTCTAATATGTATTCAACAGAAGATGCAGCATTAAAAGCAATTGAATCATATAAACAACAATTAGAAAACGACAATAGTCGTAAAGTTAAATCAACATCTTATAAAGAAATAAAATGAAACAGACTTTTTTGTATTGAAGATTATTTTTTTGTATCTTTGTAATACAAATCATATGAAAACAAGGGCAAAAACTTTAGGTCTTCACGAATGGTCAGAAAACGACACGATTCTTACATTGTATTTCACCAAATATGGGACCAAAGGTCTTTATTTGAAAACCGATAAGGACATTTCAAATTTTATTGGAGTCTCAATCGGTTCGTTGAAAATGCAATCATCAAACATTAGAGCGTTGATGGGTCAAAAGACCAACGTATTGTCAGATTATTCAACAATCCAAGAAAAAATCTTTAATAAATATAATGAATTTTCCCAAACTCAGTTGATGAGGGTTGTTCAAGAGATTATCGGACAAATCGATTATGAAAGAAAAGAGTTGCTCATTAAGATGGGAAAAGACCCTTCAAAAATGAAATTGGTAAGAACCAAATAATTTTTTAAATCGAAGAAAAATCATTATATTTGTAATATGTTTAAATTCTATCAAGTAGGCGGAAGTGTAAGAGATGAAATCCTTGGAATGAAATCCAAAGACATTGATTATGTTGCGGTTCCAAGTGAAGATTTGTTAAAGGATGTTAATTCCGCAGAAATCATGTTTGGAGTTCTTGAAGCTCACCTTAAAGAAAGTGGTTTTGAGGTGTTTTTGGTAACACCTGATTGTTTTACCATCAGAGCAAAGTTTCCAAAAGAACATAAATATCAGGGGGTTGCAGACTTTGTAATGTCAAGGAAAGAGATTGGCTATGTGGAAGGAACCCGAACACCGATTGTTGTTCCTGGTACATTGTATGATGATTTGCAGAGGAGAGATTTTACGTTGAACGCACTTGCAAAAGACAGTGAAGGTAATATTATTGATTATTTTGATGGTCTATGGGCGTTGGAAAACAGATTGTTGATTACACCATTGGATGCTCACATAACAATGTTGGATGACCCTCTTAGACTCCTAAGAGCTTTCAGGTTTTCAATTACAAAAGGATTTAGAATTTCACCAAGAATTTGGGAAACTTGTTTGATGGATGGTGTTGTGGATAAACTTGAAAAAGTTGTTTCACAGGAAAGAATCCGAGAAGAGGTTCTGAAAATGATGAAACATGATACAATTAAAACTCTTGAACTTTTTGAACAGATTAGAAACATTAACCCAAAGATTCTGAAAATTATGTTTGGTAACGGAATGTGGTTAAAACCAACAATGGAACAGTAAATTTGGTAATTTCGAATTTTTGTTGTATCTTTATACTGTTGTTCTTTAACATAGTCAGGTGGCGAAATTGGTTAGACGCTATCGATAAAACTAAACATAGAGGAATTGAACTCGAAAGACTGTAAGCCTCGGAGAATTGATAAAAAATGGTTGTTAGATTGCCATTGCAGGTTCGAATCCTGTCCTGACTACAAATAAATAAGATTAAAATAAAGTTATGAACGAAGAAATTGAAAAACAAATTAAGTTATTAGAAGAAGAACAACTTAGAGCGAAGTTATTTGTAAACGAAAATAATTTTAATTGTACCACGGCACCATTTGTAATTGTTAAACAATACAGAGACGCAATCAAAAAACATATTGATGTTTTAAAAATGAATTTGGAAAATTAAAATAAATTTCACCAATTCAAATTTTTGTTGTATCTTTGTGTAACAAATAAGAAAAAAAATGGAAAGTATTGATGATTATCTATCAAATTTAAGTGTTGAATCCCTTATGGATTTATCAGAAAAAACAAACTCAAGTACATTTGAAGAAGATTCGATTGTTAGAGAGCTAATTAGTAAGTTCAAACTATCACAAAGTGATTTCACTTGTGGATTAATTGGATTAAGAGATAATATTTTGAGAGAAATTACCAAAAGGTATTATGGTAAATTAAAATAAATCAAATAGTCGGGTGGCGGAATTGGTATACGCAGGCGAGTATGACACCAATATGAGTGGGTTGGAAATAACTAATACCAACTTCCTTGCTCACGGTTG